ATAACTTTGGTGATAACGGACAGTAATGGCGATACAACTACTATACAGCTTCCTATTGGTAATTTTAGTTTCTAGTTGTGCAGTCTTAAACGAGAACAGAGACCTATCACTAACTAGAGATATATTACCTGCTAATATTTTAGATTTACAATCAGTTGAATTAGCTGAATTACCTCCTGCAAAAAAGAAACCAGTAATAGCAGTATATAGAGATAGCTTTCAAGATTTAACAGGGCAAAGAAAAAGTAATAGTAGCTTTGCTTTATTTAGTACAGCAGTTACCCAAGCTCCAGAAGCGTTGCTTATTAGAGCTTTAAAACATGCTGCTAATGGTAATTTTTTTAGAGTTGTTGAAAGAGTAGGTTTAGATAATCTTACTAAAGAAAGACAACTAATCCGGTCAACCAGAGAGAACTTTGAAGAAGACCAAAAACTACAACCTTTATTATTTGCTGGTCTTATAATACAAGGTGGAGTTATTAGTTATGACACAAACATTCAATCTGGTGGTATTGGTGCTAGATACTTAGGAATAGGTAATAGTAAACAATACCGAGAAGATGTAGTAACTATATCATTGCGATTAGTTTCTGTATCTACAGGTGAAATATTAATGGAATCTGCAGTTTCAAAAAATATTTTATCGACAAGTATTTCTCAGGACATCTTTCGTTTTATCGAGCAAGGCACGGAACTTGTAGAGATAGAGGGAGGTGTCGCTGAGAATGAGGTGGGTTCTATAGCTTTGCAAAAGGCAATAGAAACTGGAGTATTTAACTTAATAGAAATAGGAATAGAAAGAGGGTATTGGGAATATGAAAAACTTAAAATTACTAAGCCTTGTGATGCTGATGAGTGCATCAATATACGGGGCTGATAATGAAATATATATTGACCAATCAGGTGCTACTGCTAATATAGATTTAGAACAACTTGGTTCTGGAAATATTATGGGTGGATTAAATTCTGTTGCTGGAACTTTAACTGCTTTAGATTTAGATGGATTAAATTTAACATTAGATATTAATCAAATCGGAGATAGTAACAAGTTTCTTGGTGATATTACAGGTGATTCTGTAACAGGATTTTTTGAATTTGATGGAGATAGTAATACATTTACTATCCAAGCAGACCCAACTAATACTTATGGAATTGATAATTCTAACTTTAATGTTGATGCTACAGGTAGCAGTAATACTTTTACATTAGATGTAGGTACAAGTGCTATGGCTAGTAATACAGATTTAGATTGGATTATTAATGGTAGTAGTAACACACTTGATTTTGATATTAACTATGATGGTGGTACTTCTTATGTTGATATAGATGGGGATAGTAACGAAGTTACTTTTACAGGTAGTGGTTATGCTGGTGGTTATTTTTATTTAGACCAAACCGGTAATTCTAGAACTTTCAATATACAACAACTAAGTACATTAGATAATGATTGGCTCAAGATACTTTCTACTGGCAACTCTGGTACTGTCTGTGTTATCCAAAACGATGGTGGCACAACAGTCGGATGCTAGTATAGGAAGCGTAACAGAACTTAAAGGTACAGGCAGAATTGTAAGGGACATACCTTATGATGCTGCCTTATCTTTTGGTATAGAAAGTTATGACAATGTTGAAACTTCTAATGGTAGAATAGGAATAACATTTCTTAATGATACTAGAGTTAGACTAACCGAACATTCACAATTAGTTATAGATGAGTTTATCTATGACCCTAATCCTTCAAAGTCTAAAATGGCTTTGCAATTTGCTAGTGGTACTGCAAGGTTTATTACTGGTAAATTAAATAATATAAACAAAGAGAACATTGCTATCTCGACTCCGAGTGCAAATGTTTCTATTCGTGGTACAGACTTTACAATTACAGTCAATGAGATTGGAGAGTCTTTAATTATATTATTACCCAAAGATGATGGTACTCCTAGTGGAGAGATATTAGTAGCAACAGCTATAGGAGAAGTATTGCTTAACAAACCCTATCAAGCTACTACAGTTTCTATGTTTGAAACAGAACCTACTAAACCAGTTATATTAGATATTACTTTAGAGTTAATAGATAATATGTTAATAGTAACCCCACCACAGGAGAACATAGATGTACAGGGAGAGAATGGAAGTAGCGTTTCTAATATTCTTGATGCTGACTTCCTTGATTTTGATGATTTAGATGTAGACTATCTTGCAGAAGATGAATTAGAGTTTACTGAATTAGATATAAATTATTTAGATGTAAACTTTCTTGAAGACTTGTTAGATATAATACAAGATGTAAATGAGTTAGACCAGACAGAAACTTTATTAAAAGCTGACTTAGATTTAAAAGGAACGACTATGGGCTTTGATGCTAACACCCAAGTCAATACTTTTGCTACAGATAATATCATAACATTCTTAAAATCATTAGAAGATACAGTAAGATTAGATTTAGATAAGTCAGGTTCTTATACTGTTATTCTTGTACAAAATGGAAAGAGTACACAAATTATAGTAAATGGTGGAAGTTCATCAACAATCACTATAAAACAGGGCGATTAGAGAAAATTGACATCACAGGATGCCCGAGGTTAAACATTTAGAGGGTAGTTAATACCTTTGCTTCAAAAAGACCTATTATTCAACCACGGGCTTCTCCGTGCCTCTCAGAGGATTTAGCTATTTTTACCTAGAAATTTTAATTTTTTTAGGTTTTTGCTCTTCTGGTATGTTTTTTTCTAGTTCAATTACTAGAATACCATCAGACATCTTAGCTTTTTTAACTTCAACATACTCTGCAAGAGCAAATGATTTATAAAATCCTCGTTCAGAAATTCCTTTGTGAACAAATTCTATATCATCATCTCTATCTCCATAAGTTGCAGAGACTCTTAAAGTATTATCTTCTATTTCAATTTCAATATCAGACTGTTTATGTCCTGCTACTGCCATTTCAATAAAGTATGCTTCACCTTTTTTAATAATATTGTAAGGTGGATAGTTTGATGCTGGTGTTGATGCTCTTTGCAATGTATTAAACATTTCATCAAAACCAACAGAGAACGGGCTGAACTGCCCAAATGCTTTTATATTTGTCATATTAACTCCTTTTATAAAGCAAGTTTATGAGTGCCGACCTTTCGCACACCCTTGTCTATATTATAGTGTCTATAAATAATTTGTCAAGTCTATTGTGTAAATTTTTATAGGTTTAGATTTACCTTTTACTTTGATAGGTTTTAACTTAACAAGTTTCATATCTGTTTGTAGTGCTGTGTTTTCTGCTATTACTATATCTTCTCCTACTTCTTTACAACTTGATTCCATTCTAGCTGCAAGATTAACTGCATCACCAATAGCAGTATAATCAAATCTATCTTTACTTCCACAGTTACCTAACATAACAACACCTGAATTAATTCCAATACCAATATCAATACCTAAATCTGCTTCTTTCATTTTTCTTTTTATTTCTATAGCTGTAAGTATTGCTCTATCTTCATGCATAGCTAAGTCTACCGGTGCATTGAATATAGCCATCATAGCATCACCTATGTATTTGTCAACCATACCACCATACTTTTTAACTGCATTAGATTGTATAGTTAATGTTTTATTCATCAAGTCTGTTATTTGTTCAGGTGGTAATTTTTCTGAAAGAGAAGTAAAGCCACGAACATCGGTAAACAGAATCGTACATTCCTTTCTTTGTCCACCTAACTTTAATAGTCCAGGATTTTCTTGTAATTGTTTTACTTGTCTTGGGTCTAGATAATGTTCAAACTGTTTCTTGATTTGTTGTCTTAGTTTATATTGAGTTCTAAAATTTAAATAAAATTGTTGGAGTGCAATAAGTGTCATACTTGTCATACTCCATGTTACATCAATTAAAAAACCTCGTAATATAAAATAGTAACCTAGCAAACATATCAAGAACATCAATGTACCTGCTGAAACTAACCCCATGGTTATACCAAAACGATTTATTAAAAAAGCGATTAATAGTCCTGAAATGCATAATATAAGTAACTCCACAAATAATCTATAGTCTGGTATGAACGGAGAGTTAATCAAAATACTTTCTGCAAGGGCAGCCTGTATCTTGTGAGGCTCTAATAGCCCATTTGGTGTGGCTAAAGTCGGCATTACCCCCTCTGCAGTAACACCTACGAATACAAACTTACCTGCAACATTCATTTCAGATAGTGTAGTTTGTGGTGTATCAACCCATGAAATCCACTTACGACCAAGACTATCTGTAGGTATAGGATTTAATCCTCTAATTCTTATTTGTTCTATACCATTCTCGTTTGTTTTTATTTGATAAGTTTTAGCATCTACTAAAGTTTTTAATACTTCAGTTCCAAAAGAAGCAACCCATCCATCAGGTGTTTGTTGTAATAAAGGTATTCTTCTTATAAGATTATCTACATCTACAGGAGCAGAGACAGCACCTTGAGCTGACACTTCTTGAAGCTCTGGTATATTCTGTAAAAATCCTTTTGCTTTTGGTAAGTCTACATCTGGTCCAAGTATAACAGTACCATGAGTTTTAGGGTACTCTCCATTGTCAAACTCGGGCATGGCTAAAACACTAGGAGCATACCCTAACATTTGACTGAATACTTTATCTCCACCAAATCTATCTGGTTGTGGAAAAAGTATGACCCATCCTATTCCTAATGCACCTTCATTAATTATTTGTCTGTGTATCTCTGAGAGGTCTTGTCTAGGAAAAGGATAACCACCTCGTTTTTGTACATCTTCTTCTGTAATATTTAAGATTACAAAGTTACCAGATGGTTCTGGTGTTTGTACAAAAGCATCAAAGGTTTTTAACCTCATTACTTCTAAAGGTGTAACATTAAATAATAAAGGTAATGCCAACAAACCTAACAGTAAATTAGCCCACTTCAATCTAACATTCTCCTAGCATTTAAATTAGCTTCAATATAATTATGTATTTCATCTAACTTATTTGTGCCTTCTCTTATAACAGTTTGTAAGGTTGCATATTCTTCTTCTGTAAAATAAGGTTTTAATTCTTTAATATCTGTGGATACTCTTTCTGTAATTAACTTACCTGCTCTGTTATACAAAACTTTGTATCCTATTAAAGTTGCTTCTTTTTTATTCATTTAAATCACTAAAAGTTATATTGTCTTGTCTCCCTCTTAACCCTGCTTTCATATATGTTGTTGCTCTACCTTCAAAGAAGTTTTGATGTTCAACACCAGTAACTTCATCAATCCAACCCAAAGGATTTTCTTTCTGGTCATAATTAGTTTTAAGTCCTAGTTGAAGTAATCTTCTATCAGCTATGTATCTATTGTAAGCATACATATCTTTTTTAGTTAGTCCTTGTATGTCTCCCATTTCAAATACTAAATCTAAAAATTTATCTTCTAACTCAACCATTTGTCTACAAATATCATAAAGTTCTTTTTTAAATTTATCAGTCCAAATATCTACATTTTCTTTTATAAACTCTCTAAATAATTTAGTCATTGCTTCTACATGTAATGACTCATCACGAATAGAATATGTAACTATCTGACCCATACCTTTCATCTTTCCAAACCTAGGAAAGTTTAATAAGATTGCAAAGCTACTAAATAGTTGTAGTCCTTCTGTAAAAGCAGAATATACAGCAAGAGTTTTTGCTATGGTTCTCTTATCTGATTTCGTAGGTTTAAAATTAGAAACATAGTCATGTTTATCTGACATCTCTTCGTAGTCAGCAAAAGCTTTATATTCTATATCAGGCATACCTACTGTATCAAGTAGTAAGCTGTAGGCATGTTGATGTATAGATTCCATGTTAGCAAAAGATGACATCATCATTCTTGCTTCTGGTTTTTTAAATGTACGCATATACTTATCAATGTACCCACTAGCTACATCTACATCTGATTGAGTAAACAATCTAAATATTTGTGTAAGTAAATTCTTTTCTTTGTCAGTTAAATCTTGCCAGTCTTTTACATCTGTATGTAGTGGTACTGACTCTGGCATCCAATGCATTTGATTCTGTAATACATAATAATCAAACATCCATGGATATTCAAATGGTTTATAATAATCTCTATTCCCCAATAAGCTCATATTTATTCTCCCTTAATAGTTTTAAATGTTCTGTTGCTTCTGCATACTCTTCAAATAATTTAGCTACAGTTTTTACTGTATCAGGATGGTCTGCTACACCTACACCTTCTATAAAATACATTTGAAGATTACATAAAGCTTCTGTTTGTTTTGCTTTATATCTATCATATAAAGCATCATATAATATTTCTACTTTCATATTACCCCTCACAGGCTATACATTCCACATCATCTAACTTGATTCTTGGAACTTTAATGTTTACATTTTCTACACTTCTAGCTGCGTTAGACCTAAAATAGTAGAGTGATTTAAGTTTATTCATACCATACCAATGCACATCATTTACATACTGCATATATTCATCATGTATATCTTGACCCTCTGTAGCTTTTGGTAAAGTAAAGAATAAGTTTACGGATTGTGCTTGACATATATATTGTTGTCTTTGATACGCATGTTCTACAACCCATATTTGATTTATTTCGTTTGCAGTTTTAAATATTTCTTTTTCATCATCAGTAAGAACATCTAAATGTTGTACTGAACCATCATTACCTGCAATATCTTTCCAAAGATTTTCTAACTCTTTTAACTTTAATCCTTTTGATTTTAAAAGTTTTTCTAAGTATTTATTTTTAACTTGATAAGTGCCTGATAAAGTTTTATGAGTATAACAATTAGCTCTATAAGGCTCGATACTAGGAGAAGTACCACTACATATAATACCAGAGGAAGCGTTAGGAGCAACAGCCAATAGATTAGCATTTCGATTACCTGAACCATGTATGTCAGGAGCTTCGCCCCTTTCACTAGCCAATCTTTTAGTTGCTTGTAAAGCTTTGGATTTAATATGTTTGAAAGCATTGTGGTTAAAACTGGTTGCGAAAAGATGTTCAAAAGGTATGTTCCTAGATTGTAGATATGCATGAAAACCCATTGCACCCAAACCGAGACTTCTCTCTCTATATGCCGAATAGGCAGATTTAGTATAGCCTTCTTTACCTTCTTTAATATATTTACTAAACCTATTAAAATTTGCACTATAACCTCCTAACTGTGCTGTGTCTACTGCGTTTTCAATATAATGTTCTATTATATTATCTAACATTCTTATTAAATCTTCTATAAAATAATTATCACTTACCCATGTTTCAAAGTGTTCTAAGTTAACAGAGGACAAACAACATACTGCAGTTCTTTCTTCATTAGTTGGAAGTGTTATCTCTGAACATAAATTACTTTGTTTAATCTCTAAACCTAAATCTTTTTGTTGTTTTGGTAATGCATCATTACAGGTATCAATATTAATCATATAAGGTTCTCCTGTTTCAGCACGAGCATTTATTATTTGAAACCATAAATCTCTAGAGTTTATAGTCTTAACTGCTTCATTAGTTTTAGGGTCAATCAATCTCCAGTCTTCATCATTTTTTACAGCATCTAAAAATGCATTTGTAATATTAATTCCATTGTGTAGATTTAAACACTTTCTATTTATATCTCCTCCTGATTCTTTTCTCATGTTTATAAACTCTTCTATCTCAGGATGATTAACATTCATGTAAGCAGCATAAGAACCTCTTCTAGTTGTGCCTTGATTAAAGGCTAACATTTGTGAGTCTACTACATGCATAAATGGAATCGAACCAGTTGAACGACTGCCATGAGTAGTAGGTATCCCATTGCTCCTAACATCTCCCCAGAATCCACCGATACCTCCACCCGAACTAGCCAACCATATATTTTCATCGTAGTGAGCAGATAAGCCATTCCTGCTGTCAGGTACATAATTAAGAAAGCAAGAGATAGGTAACCCACGAGTTGTTCCCCCGTTACTAAGAATAGGAGTGCTAAACATGAACCAACAGTCGGAACTGTAGTTATAAAGTCTTTGAGCCAATGCATAATCTGTTTCTCCTTTAAATGTCGCACCAAAAACTGCAGCTCTGGCAAAAGCTTCTTGTGCGTGTGTTTCGTTATCCCAAAAATATCTATCTTTGAGTGTATCTAAACTAAACTTATCAAAGTTTTTTTCTTTGTCATAGTCTATGATAATTCCTAAATAATTTTTAGTTCCTATTTTATCTTCTACCATTGATGTCCTCTAAATATAAAGCAATAATTGCATAGTGTATTATCTTATACAGCTCTGCTTTTTTGTTATCTTTTTTACCATATCTCATAGCATATTTCATAATGTTACCTACAGTAAAGCCCTCTCCATGTCCGGAATCAATTATCATATCAGTAGCTTGATATTTACCATTTGAATAATGTTGAGTATAAGTTTCATCAATGTAAGATTTAATTATATTAAGAATTTTATCTTCTTTAAATTTATAATTTATTCTTTTTTTCATATTTGCCACTCATAATTTTTTACTAACTGCCAGTATTTTAATATACTATTAAACATTTCTTTATGTTTTTCATGTGATTCTTTTTCCCATATGTGACATAATACTATACTTGTATTAGCTCTGTCAACAAAAATAGATACTCTGGTAGGGTCATCTATGTTACAACCTTGTGCGTAAGCAGATAGTTGCATACCATGTTCATCATATACTAACTTAGCAGGGTCTTTACCTTCAAGATTATCTTTAGTTTTAAAATCCACAAATATCCCTGACTTAGAATACAAGTCTATCTTACCACCATAACCTTGCT